CTAAGTTACACATACGCATAACTTTTTGAATGGCAGATTCCTCTGAAGATTTCATTTGATGAAATATACCTACTTTAAGATTTGGAATTGTGATACCCATATTAGTCATTTCACACACAGCAAGTTTGTCAATCTCACCATTTTTGAATTGTTCTAATGTATCTTCTGTTGATTTAGAATGATAAGATTTAGCAAATGAATCTGCTATTTCTGTTCTTGCAGTAAAAATTAAGCATCTTTGGTGTTTCTCTATAATTTTCTTTGCTTTTTCTATTTTAGATTTAGCATTGTAAAGCATAGAAGCTCTTTTAGATGCATATTGCATTTTAACAACATCAAACTTTTTGTTATTCCAAGCCATTCTTTTAAACTTATCAAATTGAGAAGTAAGATATTGGTAATTTGCATACTCAGTTGTCATAAACTTTTGTTTAGCTGTACCTGCTTCTATATATTTATCTTTATTATCCAATGTAACAGGAATAAGATAAACCATATAATCAGCTACAATACCAGCTTCAATTGCTTCTTCTACTGAAAAAGTATAAATAGGTTTTAAATTTAGTTCTTGGTTAAGATATTTCATAGAATCTTTAGACAAAGAACCAGTTAAACCTAAAATGTGAGGTGAGTATTTTAATGCTTCTGTTTGTGCTTCACTAAGTGTATGTATTTCATCACATATAATGTAATGATACTCTTGTATATTTACTTTAGATAGACTTCTTTGATTGATAAGTGTAATGTTAGTTGTATCAACATCCCATTTTTCAAATTCTGTAGTCCAGGAATCTAAAATAGTATTATATGGTGCAGTAATTAAAATCTTTTTAGACTTTAACTTTTTAATTGCATCAACTACTATCTTAGATTTACCAACTCTTGGAGAAACATATATAATACCATTAAACTTGTTCTGAATTATTGCTTGTGCTGCTGCTTTCTGTACTTTTTCTCTTATTGATTGCATAAATAATTTTGTTAATTTGTGTGAGGTAATATTCTAAATTTAAATTCTGTATGATTTCTTGTTGATTTATAAGTGATAGGTTATTGCATGGTGTACATTTCCATCCACTTTCTATTTCAGTTTCTCTCCATTTTTCAGGATTCTTAGAAAGTGGTGGCATTATTTTAATAAGAGATACACCAGTATTAGTAACTACATATCTTGTAATTCTTTGAAGAGTTATGTCTTCTACATCTCTTGCTACAAGTTTATGGTCACGTTGTACTTTAGCTCTCATAAAGAAATTCTGTAATCCATTCTGTTCTAAATCCTGCATCATAAATTGAATTGGGTCTGTATTGTGCATAAAATAGGCAGAGATAGCTTCATTTATAATAAGACCTGAATGATTCTCATGTAATGCAAGTTCTGCTTTAGTTTTAAATGCTGCACCTTTTCTCTTTACTTTACCATTAGTATAAATAGCAAGGTAATTAGATACATCTTTAATAACCATTTTAGAATAATTAGCAGTTTCAAGAGTAAGAGAAGTAAGTTCTTCCCAATCTTTTATAATTTGATGGATTATTGGAAGATTAGATTTAAGTACTTTAATAGTAACACCATCTGTATTAGCCTGTAGTAGTTGAGAATGATTCATAAGTTGTTCTGCTAACATAGCTATGAGTAATTGACCATTAACAGTAATTGCCATAGTATATTTAGGGTCATAAAATGGTGAAAATTTAGAATTACTTTTACCATACACACCATTTAATTCAAGCTTAATAGAACTATTCCAAACATTTCCTTTAGGATATTGACCTCTTTCATTATATCTATACTCATATACATCACAAAATTCTATACCTAAATGCTCAGGGTATAGTTTGTTTTGAATGCCTAAATTAGGATAATACGAAGATACATCAATATCTAATATGTCATGTTCTTGGTCTGATTCATAAATTCCTGCTTCAATACAACCATGAATACCACCAGTACCAAATACAAATTCAAATCCTTGATGTACTATATTCAGATTAGCTTGAACACCTTTAGTTTTATGTACATTGTAAAATCCTTCTATGATAGAAAGTTCTCCAAATGGTATTTCACTAAAAGTTTTATAAGTATCTGTAATGACTTTAGATTTAAAATATTGTAGTAGCTTTTGAAATCCTTCAAACTCAAATGACACATAAGAAAATATAATATCATTCAGTTTAATCTCATTTCTTGGACTTTGAAGGTTAAGCTTTTGCTCAAAAGTTGGATTTATAGATGTTAATGCAAGTGCAAAACTCTTTTCACCCATCTTTGGTGAGTTATAAGATAACATATCAATGTTGTACTTAGAAGATAACTCTTCTCTAAGCTTAATGTCTTCTAAAGAATAGTTATATAACCTTTCAGTAGCTTCAATATCATTCCAACAATAATTTACAAGAGTATCAAATTGGTCTACAGGTACAGGTTTTGTATAATCAAATGGTAATTCTTGAATGTTATCCATATTGAATACAAATTCAAGTTCTTTGAGTGAGCATCTTCTATTATCATTATCAAAATGATGTAGTAGAAATAAATCTATTGTTGGTACTTTTACAAACTTCTTACAAAATTTAGAATACTTTTCATTAATAATGATTTTATCTGATTGAGATTTAAGTAGAGTAACTAAATCTTTACCTTTCAAATGTAAGTTTTCTAAGAATTTTTGAATAAGAAGATTATCATAGTTTTGATTGTTAAAACCTATTAGTCGGATAGGATTATTAAGAAATTCTACAAGTTCTTTTGTTTGTTGTTTTCTTGGACTAATCTCAAAACTAAATTTTTCTTGAGTACTAACATTCTTTAAACACACAAGAAATATATTAGGATATATTTCAATGTCATAAATAAAATCATTCATCATAATGTAAAATAAATTAACTAGCTAAAAAAATAAAAAAGAACACTTAAAATGTAAAATTACATAATAAGTGTTCTTTAATCTAATTAGAATTCATCAAAGTCATCCCAACCTTGGTTTTCATAAACTACAGCACCATGAATTTCTTCAAGGAGTTCTTCTGGAGCATATTCTTTACCATTGCCTCTTAAATCAATATCAGCTTTGGTTTCAGCTGAATAGAATGTTCTTTTGTACTGAATATTACCACTAGCATCAAGTATTAACTCTCCACCTTTTTCATGGCTATCTGGGTATCTTACTGCTTGATTTAAAGCAAAATCATCAATAGTCTTAAGACCTGTAGTTATTGCTCTTTCTTGATTTTCATCCAAAATTGGATAATTAGAAAGAATTTTATAAATACAAGAATTCTTGTTGTTAAGCAATTTTGCTTTAGCTTGTTCTTCATTAATATGTGAAGGAACATTAATCCAAGCAACTCTAGTTTCTTTAGAACTAAATGGTTTGCTTTCTGTACCAAACTCGGACTCATTAAATAATGAATCTTGTAAATTGTTGTTATACTTCTTTGAAGGATAGTATGACAACTTAGTAATTTCTTGTTTAACTTCTAAAGTCAAACTTTTCTCTTTTTGATTTGGACTTTTGTAAAGTCTAGAAAACATTACTGGTTTTCTCTTGATTTCTTCCTTAATTGCGTTGCTCATAAAAATTTAATTTAATGATGTGATAAAATAATAAATAATAAATATGTAGATAAAATAATTACGAAATATGGATGGAACTTATCATTCCATCCAATTAACACTTAAACTTAAAACTGAAAAACACTTATTATTAGTAAATGCCTAAATAAGGGGGAGGATGGGGTGGTGCAGGTTGCAAATATTTAAAGGAATTACTCACCTATTTCTTAAGATGAGTAATTCCTAAATGTATTAAAATATGATGTCATTTGTGATTGGTTCAACATCACTTAACAACATATTTTTGTTGTACAATTCTGATGACATAAATTTATCTATAATGTTGTCTTCAAAAGAAAAGAATTCAACTTTATAATATCTAGTCATTTCTGAATCACCTAAATAAGCACCAAAGTATTTGGTGTCCCAACTTGAAGCTATATGTGAGTCTAGTATGAATTCAAAAAATGGCAGTAATGCTTTTGTGTTGACATAAATTGTGTAAATCATAAATCTTAATGTTTTGTTAAAAGATAAAAAAAATGTTTAATTAGGAACTAATGTAATTTTTTAAGTGTTATTTTCATATAAATACAAAAATAACGGTGATAAATTACACGAACAGGAGTGAGGTATAATATTAAAACCTTAGTTATATAATTGGAAAGGATAGGGAGTCCAGAGGGAAAGGAAAACCTTGTAAAGTTTTTAAAAGAAAAAAGGTGGATTTCTCCACCTTAATCTTCTATTTCATAATGATAAGTTCTTTTCTCAGAATTGTCATTATCTATACTGTGTATTTTCTTAAATTCTTCCCAACTTATAATGTAACCATTTTGGTCAAATGGTACTTTAAAGTTAATTAAATCAAATGGGGATGTAGGATTCCATCCTTTATTTCTAAGTTCTAAAGAGTATTGTACTCTATATGCATTAAGATTTGTTTTAATGCTGTCAGGTTTAATGTCAAAATAATAGCTAAAGCACTCTATCTCATCATCTGATGAAATGAGTTCTGCTAAACAAGATTTTGATATTACAAGTGAGTCTATATTTACATCTTGAGATTTACAAGATGTAAAAATAAGAAAAGACATAAATGCTAAAATAAGATTTTTCATAGTTATCTTGATTTAAAATGGTTGTGTAAAATAATTATAAGGTCTATTTTCAAAACTTCCTGTTAGTAATTGCATTACTTCATTTAATGAAGATGCAATTTCAATTTGCCATTCACTATTTTTAGTGAGTTGAATGTGATAATATCTTAATGTTCCCATTGTAATTAGTTTTAAGTGTTAAAAAAAGAGATGGATATTACCATATATCCATCTCATTAAATTGATTTGCCATATCACCTAATAAGTGAGATGGTTTTCTTGCTGTTAAAGTTTCCCAAGTTTTATTGATATAATCTTGTAAAACTTTCTTGTCATAAGTTGACACATTATATAGTGTGTCATCAATGTAAATAGGTTCAGTACCTATTTCAACTGCTTCCAAGATTGGAAGTTTTATGATTTGCTGTCTACCTGATGGAAAAGTCAGGTTGAAAGTTATTTTCTGCATGTTTGTATGATTTAAAATTTATTAATAATTGCTGCTATTTTTGTAGTAAGAAGTAATTTTCTATATTCAAATATTAATTGAGAATTTTCTGAAATAATACCTTCACGAAGTAATGTATTAATTAGAATAGAAAATTGGCTGTCTAATGTAAAATCTGATGAATACATATTATATTCATGAATTTCAGATTTTAACCATCTGTAGCAAATGTTAATTGTTCCTGTAAGATTATCATCAACTCTTTCAGAAATAATTTCATCTCTTAATTCTCTTGCAAAAGCTGTTGGTAATTCTAAAGCTAGTGCTTGGTGATAAGCATTTAATGCTATACCATATCTTGTTTCTTTTTCCATTTGTTTTTAAATTTAATGTTTTTAAGTTGAAAGATAAAAAAAATAACAAGCAAGATATAATGTTACAAAACGTAATACTATATGTTGCTTGTTATTTGTTGACTGTTATACGGTCATCTCTTTTTCAAGTGGAGATTTCCTGTCAACATTTATCAGACATCCCTCATAGATGTCGCCTTCATGTATGAAAGCAATCTCTAGAGATTTGTCCAAGTCTTGTTGGACTTTAATAAAACGGCCATCAGGTAATAAGATAGAAATCTTATCTGTTTTGGCATTTCTACGAATGTCGAATGTTGTTACACCAAATGCTGCTTTGGCTTCAGTCAAAGAAAGAAAAGTTACATTGCTCATTGTTAATTAGTTTTAAGCATGTTTAAAATAAATGTCCCAAATAAAGGGGAGGATGAGGTAATGCCTGTTATAAAATTGTAAGGCTTTAGAATTAAATATTCTGTACCAATGTTTTGGTTATCCAGTTTTATTCAATTCTAAAGCCTTATGATTTTAGTTTCTTGGGTCTTTTTCCCTCTCTGTTAGTGGAAAAGAAATAAATACTAAACAAGAAACTACAAGTGTTACTATAACTAGCATGTTAGTTTTAAGTTTTAAGTTGAAAAAAAACACATAAGTCCATTGTTATAGACTTATGTGTTGTGTTGTTAATCCTGTAGTAATCTAGAGTATTTGGTTATGGTTTTTGTTGCTTCTTCTATAGTTGAAGCATAACATTCACCAATATAGAATGTACTATCTTGTGAGGTTATTTCCTCTTGTATCAAGATACCATTCATTACTCCCAACTCTTTGGTTTTGTGAATCATAATGATTTTTGTTCCACCTTTGTAGAGTGGTGAATGCTCTGTCATAAATTCAAACTTTTGCATTTGCATGTTAGTTTTAAGTGTTATTTAATAAATGCTACAAATAAAGGGGATGATGAGGTTCTGCTTGTTTCAACATATATGTTTTAAGTTATAAGTCGTAAAAAAAAAGAAAAAAATAAAGGGGAAGATGAAGTGATGTTCCCAGTTATTAAAGAGAAGGGATTAACCCTTCTCTTTAATGATGTCATCAGCAGTAAACCAAGCTGCCATTATACAACCAAATGTTCCAATTAACATTAGAAACATCCAGCCAACAATACCAACAGGTGGCATATCCCAAACTAATGGGAAGATGAAAGCTGAAACAAATGAGATTAATGCAGTAACGCATGCAAACATGAAGAATACAATCTTAGAAGCCATGATAATAGATTTAAATAGATTAATAGATAAATTAATTTAGGCTGAGTTTTCGACTCTCATTTAATCTGCACGATTAGCAGAACCTAATTGGGTTACAACGTAAACTCTGACTCAGCAGCTTTTACATTTATCAAACAACCCTCATACCAGTCAGCATCCCCGAACTCATCCACCGCAGTAGTGATGAATGCTGTTGGAAGTGTTGGGTCCAAATCCTGTTGGATTTTCAAGAACTTTCCATCGGGCAATAGGATTGATAATTTGCCAGTTTTGTTATTACGTCTGACGTCAAACTTAATAACACAGAAGAAGTCTTTCGCTTCCTCAAGAGATAACCAATAAGCCTTTTCCATGATAGTAATAAATTTAAGTGTTAAGGAATGTTTGCATCCAAAGGCATAGGACACAAATATTTATTTTCGGACTGAAAAGTTTTCCGTTGGCAAATAGCCAGGGGTACTGATTCCAGTCAAAGATAAGGGGGGTGATGTTGTAGTAGGACTCACACTTTCACAACCACACAAAAAATTTTTAATAAAAAAATTTTTTTATAAATAAATCTTCAAAAAAAACTTAACTTTGTAACTAAGAAAAAAATAAAGAAATGAAAGCATTAAGTAAAAAGCTAGAACTACCTGTAAGTGAATATTATATAACACATTTGACAATAGTTAATTCACTTCTTTCAACTAAACTTACACCTAAAGAAATAGAAGTACTTGCTTCATTTATGACATTTCAAGGAGATATAGCTAAAGATAGATTTGGTGCTACTGCTAAAAAAATGGTTAAACAAAAACTTAATCTATCTGATGCAGGACTTAGTAATTATATAAAGTTTTTAAAAGCTAAAGGCTTTATAACTCCTACTAATGATATACCTAAAGTACTTATACCTAATCAAGATAAGCAAGAATATTTTTTACAAATTATAAATACAAATCATGAAGAATGATTTAATTAAAAGGTTTGTTGTAAAAGTAAAAGATGCTTACCCTACTCTTACTGATGCTGAAATAGCTGATACTGTTAATGGTACTTTTAATTATTTTAGAATAAGAATGGGGGATGATGATATTCCTGATATAAGAATAAAAGGATTTGGTAGCTTTCAAGTATTTGCAGCTCCTGTAGTGAAGAAAATTAACTCATTAAAAAATAGCATTGATAAGGATTTAACTCATTTAGAATATCATAAACATAACCTTGAAAAACTAGAAAAGTATGTGGAAAAAAATCATAACCTCTTTAAAGAGTATTATCAAAGGAGAAAGAAAAACAATTGATATTTGGTATTTTATACAAGGACACACAAGAGAGTACATCTATTACTCTAAATGTAGATTCTTAATAAGGAAGCACATACAAGAGCAATTTGAATGGAGGTTAGAGGTGATGGATAAAGTATGCTACTCTAGTGGACAATGTAAAATTTGTGAATGCTCTATACCGGCATTAACTTTTTGTAATAAGCAATGTGAGGGTAAGTGTTATTATCCTATGATGACAAAGAAACAATGGATTGATTATAAAACCCAAATAATGAAATAAATATGTGGAATAAAACAACTCATGATTTTGGTACTGTAAAACCAAAAAAAGAATTAACAGCAAGTTTTGAATATTTAGGTGACAAAAAGATTACAGAAGTAAAGGCTTCTTGTGGTTGTACTACTTTTAAAAATGAAGGAAACATCATAACCCTCACCTATGAAAGTACATCTATACCTAATCATTTAAAAAAGAATGGTGTAACTACACTTGATTTTAATAAAACTGCTACTGTTACTTTTGATGATGATTCAAAAACTACACTTACTATTAAAGGACTTGTAAAAATTTAAACAATGGAAGAAATTACAGAAGAGTATTTACTCACAAGAGCACAAGAAGTTATTACATTAGGTAATGAATTTTTAAAAGTGTTTGATAAGTTTAATGAAGATATGAAACCTTATGAAGAAAATGTATCTGCACTTATGGAAGTTGATGCAAGATTTATGAACATGGAAAAAGAATTCAAATTATTAACTCAAAGATTAATTATAAGATAATGGAAACAGTTAAATTTGGTGATACAGGTGATGATGTTAAAAAAGTTCAAGAGATACTTAAACTAAAAGTTGATGGTATATTTGGAATGGCTACTCATGAAGCTGTTGTTAAATTTCAAAAGCAATCTAATCTTACTGCTGATGGAGTAGTTGGTCCTGTTACATGGAATGCATTACTTGGTGAAGGAGATACTGATTTAACTAATGATGATTATGAGTATTATCCTATATCTCAAGGTATTACAGTTAATGGTAAATGGATTCCTAACTATTATCCTGGACCAGTATCTAAAAGATGGATGATATTACATCATACTGCAGGTTGGGATAATCCTTATGAAACAGTTAAGTTTTGGGAAAAAGATACTAATACTGTAGCTACTGAATATGTACTTGGTGGTAAACATCCTAATAAAGGTGATTTAGGTTTTGATGGTAGAATGATTTGTTGTTTACCTAAAGGTGCTTATGCTTGGCATGCATCAGCAGGAAATACTACAATGCATAGAGAAGCATTAGGTTTAGAGATTTGTTCTTTTGGTGGATTACATAAAGGTGGATATTATCAAGGAAGTAAATGGATAACTAAGAATCCTAATGGGTTTTATGCTTGGCCTGGAGTTGAAGTAAGTCTTAACCAAGTAGTTGATTTAGGATATGTGTATAGATTTAATCAATACTTTCATAAGATATCTGATAAGCAGATTGAAGAAACAAAAAAGTTAATTTATTATGTACAAGATTTGTATGGAATAAACCCTAAGAAAGGATTGTATGAAATGATTAAAACTAAAGGTGTTAAATATGCATTTGATTTTTGTAATGTTGCAGAAATAGAAAAAAATCCTGGTATATATACACATGGTAATGTATTTGCAGGAAAGAATGATATATTTCCACAACAGGAATTAATTGATATGTTAATGTCACTTACATAGTTAAAAGTATGGTAGAAATATTTGAAATGCATAACTCACATGTAACTCCTGTTAAAGAAGTATTACTTGTTTCTCCATTTAAAGAAATATGGGATAGAGATAAATCTAAACATAAAGAAACAGCTATCAGAGAATTTTCTTATATTTGTTTCTTAGTTTCTCCAAAGAAAACAAATCCTTATGCTGGGTATCATGTTGATATAAAGAAAACTAAGATAGTACAAGGATTGTGGAAAGATGAAGAATGGATTCCTGATAAATTAGTAGAAGAAGCTACAAGTTTATATGAAGAATGGTTAATGAATGCTTCACCATCTATGAGATATTTTAATGCAGTTAAAAGTGGTGTAGAACAAACTATTAACTTTTTTCAAAATATAGACTTTAATGAAAGAACAGATAAAGGTTTACCTGTATATAAGATTAGTGAAGTTATCCCTGCACTTAAATCAGCTAATGAGGTTCTTAAGTCAATGAGTGATTTAAAGGAAAGAGTTGAACAAGAATTGTATGAAAGTTCTAAAACAAAAGCAGGTAAAGAAATTAATCCATTTGAAAAATAATTTAAATATCAAACTATGAAAAACAAATTATTAGAAGCATTTGACTCTATTAGTCCAGTAATAAAATCTACTCCATCTGAATATTCTAAACCTATAGATATGGGTATGACTATGTCTAAAGATTGTAGTGGATTTATTTCTATGCTTTTTAAAGCTAAAGAAGATGCTCATATTACTCATATTGAACAAAGAAGTAGAGCATTAGCTCCTCATGAAGCTTTATCTATTTTTTATACTGGATTAGAAGAAAGATTAGATACTTTTGCTGAAACAGTAATGGGAATACATGGTCAACTTACACTTTCTTTTTCTGCTAGTGCTATATCTAATCCTTTGTCATATATGCAGAATCTTTATACTCAAGTTACTAAAGAAAGAAATATGTATGAAGAAGGATGGATTCAAAATCAATTAGATGAGATTCTTCAACTTATAGCACATACTATTTATAGGTTAAAATATGTAACTACTGCTCCTGGACAATAATGAGTAATCTTCAGTCTATAAGGAACCCTGATGGTGTTTGGGTAAATACAGAAGTGTTTAGAGAAGAAGCTAGACACTTTGAAAAATATGGATATTATTGTCCTGACCCTTGGGGTTCTCCTTCATGGCAGATATATTGGGAAGAACAATTTAAAAGAACAGTTGAAGGGTATGAAGTAGGAGGAGTTAAGATAACAGGTGACCATTACTTTTATATGAACTTCTGTCCTATAATGAGGGTTGAGAAAGGAGCATCAGGTAGAAAGGCAAAGAAGTTAGCAGGGTTTCCTGACTTTTGGGATGGTGATTATAATTACTATTGGGCAACTGAAATAGCTTATAATGGATTAAGTAGAGAAACACTTAACAACCTTCAGTTAGAGGTAAGAGTAGAAGATGAGTTCTTAGATGGTGGTAGACATATTATAGTAGGTAAATCAAGACGTAAAGGTTACTCATTTAAGAATGCTGCTAAAGTAGCTAATATATATAATAGTGTTAGAAACTCTCTTTCTATTATTGGTGCTTTTGAAAAGAAATATCTTTACCCTGAAGGAACTATGGGTATGGTTACAGATTATCTTAACTTTCTTAATGAGCATACAGGGTGGAGAAAGAATAGAGATTATATTGATAAACAAGAACATAGAAAGGCATCATATAAAGAAGTGTTAAATGGTGTAGCTATTGAAAAAGGTTATCAGTCACAAGTTATAGCAGTAACTTTTAAAGATAATCCAGATGCTGCTAGGGGTAAAGATGCTAAATATGTATTGTTAGAAGAAGCAGGTAAGTTTCCTAATTTAAAGGATTCATATATGGCTACTGAACCTACATTGAAAGCAGGTAAATTTATAACAGGACAGATACTTATATTTGGTACAGGTGGTGATATGGAAGGTGGTACAGTAGATTTTGCTGAAATGTTTTATGACCCAGCAACTTATAACTTAATGCCATTTATTAATGTATGGGATGATAATGCAGAAAATACAAAGTGTGGATTTTTTCATCCTGTATTTTGGAACATGGATGGCTTTTATGATAAACAAGGTAATTCATTAAAGCAAAATGCTATTGATTATGAAATAGAAGAAAGAGAAAAGATATTAAAGAATTCATCTAATGGTACAGGAGTTATTCAGAAAAGAGTACAAGAATATCCTTTAAAACCAAGTGAAGCTTTTCTTACTGTATCTACTAATGATTTCCCAATTACTGAACTTAGAAATAGATTGAATATTGTAGAAAGAGAACAGATATATCATAAGAAAGGACAAGCAGTATCACTTATAAGAAATGAAGAAGGAAAAGTAAAAGCAATACCTGACCTTAAAAATGAGTTAGCACCAGTATGGCATTATAAACCAAAGATTCTTGACTTAAGTGGAGCACCTGTAATTTATGAATATCCAGTATCTAATCCACCTAAAGGTCTTTACAAGATAGGATATGACCCTTATCAACAAGACCAAACTTCAGGTGTATCGTTAGGTGCTGTATATGTTTATAAAAGTAATAATGAGTTTTCATTTTCAAGACATAAAATAGTTGCATCTTATGTAGGTAGGATGAAAACAGTAGATGATACTCATAGAATAGTAGAGTTGTTAGCAGAACTTTATAATGCAGAGATAATGCATGAGAATATGATTAGAGATGTTAAAGGATATTTTGAAAAGAAAAGAAAGTTACATCTCTTAGCTGCTCAACCTGATGCTGTTATATCTAAGACTATAAAGAATTCTAAAGTAGCAAGGATATATGGTATTCACATGAACCCTGAGTTAAAAGATGCAGGAGCTAAATATATAAAGCAATGGTTATTACAAGAAAGAGATGTAGATGAGAATGGGAATATCATATTAAACTTAGATACTATTGAAGACCCAGGACTTTTAGAAGAACTTATCTTGTTTAATAAAAAAGGAAACTTTGACCGAGTAATGGCATTTATGATGATTATGTTTCAATTAGAAGAAGAAGGTGAAAAAAAATATGAACAGAATGAGGAGAACAAATCAGC